GAAAGCGCGCGCGTGAAGGAACTCCACGCCCTGCTCGTGCAGTTCCACGGCGTGGGGTACAGCCGCATCATCGCGCAGCTTACCGACGAGCGCGACCGACTGGTGGCAGGTGCCGCGGCGCGGGCCGAGGCACAGCGCAACGGCAACACCGCGGGATCGGATCCTCACGCGGTCGCGGAGAGAGTCTTCGGAGAGTTGGAGAGAGGCCAGCCGGGCGACCCGGAGGCAGGGTTCGGTTTCGGTAGTCCACAGGAGTAGCCGGACGTGGCCACACCCAGCGTCGTTCGCGGTATGCCCCCGGTCCCCACGCGCGCGCCCGCGGTGCTCGACTCTGCCCAGCAGCTTGGCTCGAGCCACATCGACTCGGATTACCTCAACCGGGGCCTCCAGGGAGCCATCCAGCGCGGCCTGCTGGAATCAGACCACCCGGTGCTCGAGCAGGACATCGTCGCGCTGGTGAAAAAGCAGTACGGCTGGGCGCAGTCCAACCTCATGCGCGTCTACGCGCGCACCATCGAAGCCTGGCTCTGGTTCATCGGCCAGCACCACCTCCGGGTCGATGATCGCAGGATGCGTTTCGTCACGAACGAGCAGGCCGTGCGCATCCCGCGCCCCACCATCAACCTGTGCCTCGAGAAGGTCGAGTCGGTGGCCGGGGACCTCAACAAGGGCATCGTCACGGGCCACGTCATCCCCAATAGCAACGCCCCCTACGACCGCCTCGGCGCCGATGTCGCAGAACGCATCCGCCAGTTCAAGTGGGACGCCGACCGGATGGACGAGTTGCAGCAGATGCTGGTACTCGGGACAGTCGTTGCCGGCGATATGTTCACCCTCACCGAGATCGACGAGGACGCCAACGAGGCCGTCGAGATCGACATCCCGCTGCCCGATGGCTCCACAACGAAGGCGAAACTCACCCTCGCGGATGCCAAGACGCGCCTGCTGATGGGGATCCAGATCTTCTTCAACCCAGGAGCGACGTGCGCTGCTGACGCGCGCGTGCGCCACGTCCACGTGCTCCAGGGTGTCGAGGCGCTCAAGGAGCAGTACCCGCACATCAGGGACCACGTAGGCGACAGCATGGGCGACCATCCCCTCGCGAGCTGGCAGTGGCGCCTGCAGGAGATGATGCTCCACGAGATCAGTTCCTCGGGGATGGCGAGCGCCTGGAACAGGGGTTCGGGGCAGTTCAACAGCTTCGAGAAGCAGATCGTTGTCCACCACGTGGAGTTCGCACCGTCGAGGCTGTACCCGGAGGGCCGGCTGTTCCTGGTGGCAGGTTCTGGGGTCATGTACGGCGGGCCGCTGCCGCTGGCAAAGTCCCTCATCACGCAGAGTCGCTACACGCCGATTCCTGGCAGTCCATGGTCGCTCGGTCTGGTGCATCCGCTCATCAGCCTGAACCGGCACCTCGAGAGCGCGGTCGCGCAGAACACCCTGGCGCGCAAGGTCCAGGCCGTGCCCTTCTGGCTCGCCCCCACAGAAGCAAAGGGCTCATTCACCGAGGCGGATCTGATGGCGAACGTCGGGGCGATCTACAAGTACAAACCCGGCCCGCGCGGCGAGAAGCCGGAGTTCGTCCAGGGGCGGCACCCGGCCGACGCCGGGTATGTCGCCGACATGCAGATGTTCATTCAGGAGTTCTTCGAGCGCGTCAGCGGCTCCAAGCAAGTCCTGGTCGGGGAGCGGCCTCAGGGGATCAGCGCTGGTATCGCGCTGCGTCAGCTCATCCAGCGAGCGTCGGTGCGCTTCGCCCCGAAGGTCTCGCACCTGCACCGCCACCACGAGGAGATGGAGACCCACAGGCTCTACGCCATCCAGCGCTCGCCTGCGTGGACTGTCCCGCGCCGGGTGAGCCTGCCAGGACGCGGATCCAGGCGGGCGCTCGGGTATTTCCGCGCTTCCGACATGCGCGACAACTACGTCTACCGCATCGAGGCCGAGCCCAAGGCGATCCAGGACGAGGTCAGCAAGGCCCAGACCGTCGTTGACCTGGTTGGCATGGGGGCCATCAACATCATGGACCCGCGCAACCGCATCAGGATCCGCGAGCTGATGGGAGTGGGCGACGAGAAGTTCGTTGACGAGAGCGCTGGCGACATCAGGAAGGCCGAGAGCCTGCTCGCCGCGCTCGAAGACGGCGAGGAAGTCCAGATCGGCCCCTACGACAACGTCGCCATCCACTTCATGGTCACGGTGGACTACATGAAGACGAGCAGCTTTGAGAACTCCTCTGAAGACATCCGCATGCGGATCGAGGAGCACGCGCGCGAGCTGCAGGAGCGCATGGTCATGATGCAGCAGGGGGCGATGTTCAAGGAAGCGCGCATGGAGGCCATGGCCGATGCGACGGCTGGCGGGGAACCTGAGCCGCCGCCGGGCGTGCCGCGCGGGATTGCAGGCGCTGGCGGTGGCGAGTCGCAAGAACCGGGAGCGCCACCTGGTGCGGCGCCTCCGGGCGGCGGTCCACCAGGCCGCAGTGGGAAACCTGGAGGTCGTGGTACAGTCGGCCCGACTGCTGCGCGCCAGCAGATGAGCCCAGCCGGACCTCCAATGGGCGCAGTGTAGGGGGATGCAACCGTGCCTTACGCGAGCAAATCTCAGGCGAGATTCATGCGGGCCGCAGAGGCCCGCGGCGACGTGAAGAAGGGCACCGCATCGCGCTTCGCGCATCACACCAAGGGCGGCGTCAAGAGTCTGCCTGAGCGCGTGCGCAAGAAGAAGCGCGGTGGGCCGAAGAGGCTCTCGGCGATGTATCGCGAACGGGGCAAGTAGGCCGTGTACGGCAAGAGAGAGCACCTCGAAGACAAGATCAAGCAGACCAACCGGAACCTCGTCGGCCAGCAGGCGTCCGGCTGGGCGAAGCACAACAAGCCGATGTACGAGCGCGGGCAGCAGTCAGTCCTCGACGCGGCCAACGAGCTTCGTAGGATGGGCGTCAAGCGCGGCAAGGACCAGCCTAGGCAGGCTGCGCCGCGCGGCCCGAAGCGTGGAGCGCACTTCAGTTCGCTGAGCCAGATGTACGGGCAGAAGGCCCAGTAGGAGCAGGCACATGGCCCTCAAGGACCCGACGACCGCCCCGCGAAGGCCGCTTTCCAGTTACACCGACCCCGCGGAGCGCCGCGTTGCCGAGCGCCTCCAGAACCTGCGCACTCGGCTCGCGACAGCGGATCGGCGGGGTGGTGGGGAACGTCGCGGCCAGGCTCGGATCGCGCAGAAGGCCAGGCGCGACCCGTTGCGCGAGTACCGCGCCGCCGACATCGGGGCGGCCAGACAGGCCGAAAGAAGCGAACATGCCGCAGAGCGGGCGATGACCGCTGGCCAGAGGGCCGCGCGTGACGCGGAAGCGCGGCGCTTCGGTCGGTCGGCCATGAGAACGGCGCGGCACGGCTACACCGAAGCCGCGGTGGACGAGTTCGCAGGCAAACTCAAGGCCAGCGCGCTCACGCGCCCGCGCATCGCGACGGCAGCGCGCGGCACGAGCCTTGGGAGTATGTACCGCGCCGCACGATCGGGAGCCGGAGCAGTCGCCAGGGGAGCAGCGAGGGGGCTCGTCGAGGGCGCGTTGCCTGGCGCCGTCCAGGGTGCATCCATGGCGCTGTTCGACAAGGCGATCGGCGGAAAGGTGAAGGAACCCATCGAGGAAGTGTTCCGGCGGGGCAAGCAGCGCGAGCGCGGAGAGCAGGTGAAGACCGAACGTACCAGGGTGACTGCCAGACGATGAACAGCATGGGCGGAACCACCACAACCACCAAGACCATGGAGTTCGGCGCCAAGCAGCGCTACGGCCTGAAAACATACAAGCCGTATCAGCCACTCAAGGGCCAGAACTACCGCTCGTTCAACCCGAGCCGCCCGATCCAGAAAAAGCACCTGCGCAGCCTGCGCGAGATGTACACCAACACGAGGTCGTAGCCATGCCGAATGAAAGAAAGCCCATCAAACCCAACCCCCTGCGCGATCAGGTCCAGGCGTATAACGAGGCCGGCGGCTCCCGCGAGAGCCTCAGCGAATACCTCGGCGTGCAGACAAAAAAGCGATTCTTCAAATCGCCCGTGCAGCAGCGTCGTGGCCTCGAAGAGATGATCCGCAAGGCCGGCGGGACACAAGCGCGCAGGCTCACGGAACAAACGTAACGGGGCGGACTGTTGACAGTCGATGATGTTGTCAATATCGTGAAGGGCACGTTGAACCCAGGGCGAGGGAGCCCATTCTTCGGCAACATCACCATCAGGGTCGAATCGGGGAGACCAACTCTCGTTGAGGTCAACAGGCAATACAAGAGTGTCAATGAGTACGACGCGGTGCTGCGGAACAGCAGCGCTGCATCAGGAGCCACCGGCGTGACATCGATCCGCACGTAGCGCACGCGCCGGGCTATCAGGACCACTGAGGCTCGAGAGGGCGAAAGCCCCCTCGGGCCTTTTGCTTTTTCAGGCAACACCGTCGTCTGCAGGGACTGGATCAGGCATCACCGGGAGGTGGTGCCCCGAGGTCTGGCCCGAGTGGATGCGAAGGAGGCTGAGCCATGTCGTGGATTCTGAAATCGCTGATGGAAATGGGTGGTGGGCCTGCCCCGGCCGGTGATGCCGGTGCGGGAAGTGGTGCTGCGCCGGGCGCGGATCCATCGCAGGCGCCTGGAATGTCTGGAATCCCAGGCGATGGGTATTTCGATCCTGGAACGCAGCGTGTTCACCTTCCGGATCTCACCCCGGAGGAGCTGGCGCAGATGGGACCGAGCCAGCCGACCAGCTTCAAGTTCAAGTACGGCGACCAGGAGTTCACCTCACAGGAAGCTCTCAGCCAGTACATCCAGGGCCTCCAGAAAGCACCTGCCGCGGCGGCGCCACAGCCCGATGACATCGAGGCGCGCATCGCACAGGCGCTGGAGCAGCAGCGCGAGAAGTCGGAGCAGATCTGGTACGAGCGCATGTCCCAGTTGGCGGCGGGCGGTGGACAGCAGCCGAGCCGGGGTACCAGCCCGGAGGCGACACCGCAGAACCCTTGGGATGCCGAGACGCACCCCAAGGAGCACTACAACTGGGAGACCAAGCAGGCAGTGGAGTCGGCCACGGCCCCCCTGCTCGAGCGGCTCGAGGCGATGGAAGAGCAGTTCGGCGCCTCAAGCGAACGCCTGGAGAACGAGCGAGGCATCTCGCAATTCGAGGGCCTGTTCTCCCAGGCAGCGAAGGCAGAAGGCGTGGACCCGGATTGGGCGGAGGACGTGAAGGCACTGGTCATCCGCAGGGACAAGGTAGACACCAGCACGTGGCACAACGTCGGGGCCGAGGTGGCCGCGGTGTGGCGTGCGATGAAATCGCGCATGGACAAACAGGTCGAAAACGGAGTCAGCGAACTGATGAAGAAGGGGAAGAAATTCCCGCCATCAGTCCTTCGAGATGCTTCGGCTCCAATGGGCACGGGGGGTGGGATGAAGCGAGAGCCGGTGAGATCTCTCACGGGCAAAGACTCGACATTCCACGCCGCGCGCCGAGAGATGTCGAGGCTCCCACAGGAGTAAGTAAATGGCTGAGTCAACACTGACTGCGCTCCTTTTCATGGCCAAGGAGCGGTACGCGAACTACATCGTGGAGCAGGAGAACGTAGAGCCGATGCTCCTCGAGCTGCTCGAGCGAGACGAGACCATGGATTACGACTCGGGCGGCAAGTACTGGCTGTTCCCCGTGCAGCTCCCCGGCGGTGAGAGCGTGGGTGCTGCGACCGAAGGCGGCAATCTCCCCGGCGGGCCGGAAGGCTCGATCGCACTGCGGGGTGCCCAGGGTCGCATCAACCCGAAGCTGAACTACCTCACCGAGCGGATCACGGGGCTGACCGAGGCCAGCATCACCAAGGGTGTCAAGGGATTCTTCGACGCTCTGGACCGTTCCATCGAGAGCAAGACGAAGTACGCCCGCAACGACATGTCTCGCCAGATGTGGGGGACGGGTCGTGGCAATCTCGGGGCGGTCCAGGCGGTCGCCAATGGCGCCGGCACCAACGACAGGGTGACGCTGACAGCGGACAGCAACATGCAGTACATCCGTCACTCGATGCGAGTGGACTTCTGGACCTCCACGCTGGTAACACGCAACAGCGCGGCCAACCAGACGACGCTCGATGTCGGGTTCAACGTCACCAACGTGAACTACGCAGCGCGCACGTTCGATGTTGTGGACAACGCCGGTGCTCCGGTCAACCTGGCCACGATCGGTCAGGCGGCGGTGGTCGCGACCAACGTGGTGGTGCGTGAGAACGTGGGCATCGGCACCGGCGCCACCGGCGAGGGCAACGAAATCACCGGGCTCCAGCAGCTCGTGGATGACGGCACCCTCACGGTCGCCATCATGGAGTTCATCAACAGGACCACGACTCCAGAGTGGCGCAGTCACATCGACGCTAACGGCGGCACGCTGCGCAACATCACCGAAGACCTCATGCAGTCCATGGACGACACCATCCAGACCTTCAGTGGGAAGGAAGTGACGTTCATCGGCATGGGCAAGGGTCAGCGCCGCAAGCTGATCGCGATCGGCCTGCCTCAGGTCCAGCACCTGAGCGCGAAGCTGCACCTGGGCTACACGGAGATCGATTGGAACGGCAAGAAGTTCTTCATCGATCGCCAGGCGCCGCTGCGCGAGATCTACATGGGCAACCTGGCCCAGATCTGCCGGTTCATCGTCAAGCCGTGGGGCAGCATCGACAAGGTCGCTGGCGGGGAAAGGCTCCCGCACCGCGACGTGGCCGAGCTGGCCTACGGGACCTACATGAACATCGGCATCAAGCAGAGCAACGCTTGGGGCCGCATCAGGGACCTCGCAGAGCCGTAAACAGCAGTTGATTCACTGAACGACTGAGTAACTGAAAGGCTGGATACCCGTGCTGGACAAGCCGCGGCGCTTCGCTTTCGACGATTCGGCGATGGATCCTCATCGCCGGTTCCCTGATGCGATGGCCGCGCTTGTCCGGTACGACCCTGCCTACGACGTGGTGTGGGACCGGATTCGCCTTCGCTGGGTGTGCATCACCTGGATGACAGAGGGCAACAAGCAGTCCAGGACCCATCCGCCACGGCCCATTTTCTACCTCGAGGACGATGCCGGCGTCCGGCAAGAGCCGGGCTACGAGTCGATGATCGGGAAGCTCTACCGCACCGACTGGCGCCGCTTTGCCAGCACGGTCGAGGCGTTCCTCGATGACCTTGAGCGCAAGGAAGAGGCCCTCCAGCAACGCGCTGATGACGAGCACGACGAGCGCTACCAGCAGTGGCACAAGGACTGGATGGAGTACCTCGAGAAAAACCCGGAGACATTGCAACTGACGGGCTTTGCCTCGGCAGACCACTTCATTGGCGTGGCCGGCGCGATGCGGGAGAGCCTGCGACCGCTGGATGACACCAGCAACAACGAGGAGGCACACGATGGCACCACTGACGGCGGGCGACATTGTTTACAACCCATGCCCACAGCCCCTGACCTTCGAGTTCCGGGGGAAGAAATTCCTTTTCAAACCGATGGAGCTGACGAACTTCCACGTCTCTGATGACCAGGTAGACCAGCGTTTCGCGCTGGAGATGGTGGGACGGCACCTGGGCCGGTGGGGGGTGACGCCGATCCGCGTGGAGCGCTTCATCGACGACGATGGCCACCCGCTGCCAGAGTCAGAGCGCCGGGCGATCCTCTCGGAGATGGAGAGCGCGGGCCTGAACAGGTTCGTCGATCACGTCGAGCAACAGTACCTGCGTCACCGGGAGGCCGACAACGCGGTCTACCGCGGCCAGGGCGTGAAGGACTCGGCCCTCAGGCGCGGAGACGCGCTCGACAACCGTATGCTGGCGCTGGCGGAGGCCGTGAAGCTCGACCTGAGCAGGAAGCAGGTGCTTGCTGAGCAGGTCCAGACGGAGGAGCAGATCGCGGCGTTCGAGAGCCGCACGCCGATCGACCTGTCCGACTTCACCCGCGACGAGCTGCGGGCGCTGGCAATCAAGAAGGGCATGAAGACCAACGTGAGCTGGACCAAGGAGGACTTCATCTCGGCGCTCGACAAGGTGGACGCCGGGATCCCGGCGGATCAGGCCAAGAGCCAGGTTGACGACGAGCTGGCGTCCCGCTCTGGGGTTCAGACGCTCGAGGATCTGGAGAAGGCAGAGGATGCCGCGGAGAAGAAGCCCGCGGGCGGCCGGCGCCGCCGATAGCGCCGAAGGGGTGTTGAATGTCGAGTGTAGGGGGCAATCTCTACCAGTTGGGCCTCGATGTCCTGGCCGAGGCCGGCGAGGATGCTCTGACCACGACGTTCTTCGCCCCGCAGTACCTCTACCCGGCCATCAACGGCGCCAAGGACGATGTCTTGGCGGAGGTGCTCGAGACCCACGAGCGCTACCGGACGCTGCTGCACACCGCCGATACCCCCACGCTGCTCTCCGTGGGGGCCGGCAACGGGACTGACCCGCCGGGCGCCGATCTCCCGGTGAACTTCGTGCGCCTCGTGCGGGCGCAGGTCCTCAGCACCACCCGGTGGGTCACGATCACGGAGGACAGGAAGAGCGAGGCCCAGGCGGGCAGCGAGTATCCGAACTATGGGACTCAACTGGGAGGCAGGACCACGTACGAGATCGTCGGCCGGAAGATCCTGCTCGACCCGCCCCCAACAGGGGTCGTCGCCAACAACCTCAAGCTCTGGTACGAGCACGACATCCCCGACCTGCTGTTCGGCACCCAGGCAGCAGACCCTGGCGCTACGAACCTGCTGAGGCTGGCATCGACGTTCTCCAACAGCATCGGCCAGCGCCCCGCGGAGCCCATCGACGACATCTACAACGCCATGGAGATCGAGATCGTGGCGGGCACCGGTATCGGCCAGCGCAAGCGGGTCACGGATTACGACGGGGTGACGCGGGAGCTGACGCTCGACAGCGTCTGGACGACGCCCCCGACGATTGCCGGGGGGAGCCGTTACGCGCTGCTGCTGCCATTCCCGCGCATGATGGCGCGCCTCGTGCGCTACCTGGCGTGCGCCGATATTGTCGAGACGGCCGATGAAGATGCCAGCGGCAAGTACGCGAAGTACGAGCGGGCGCGCGACAACTGGATCAGCGTGTTGGACATGCCCACTCCGGGCCAGCGTGCCGTCATGCCATTCGACCTGATTGCAGATCTCGACTGAGGGGGAGACACCGTGTCAGAGAGAGTAACGAACCACAGGCTGTTCTCGATCAGCGTGCTGGACACGTCCTCCGGCTCGGTGGAGGCGTCGAACTTCGCGCCCACGCTCACCGAGATCGAAACAGACGACGCCGACCCAGACACCGCGACGGGGCTCCATAACGGGCTCTGGATCGTCTTCAAGACCGGCCTGTTGCGCGGCAAGGCGTTCCGCATCATCGACCAGACGAACGTGGGCGGCACCAGAGCGCACTACGTCGTGGACCCGCCAGGGTTCGGGACGATCCCGGCGGATGAAGACACCTTCGACGTGGTGACGATGTTGCATGCGGAGCCGTTCCTCGGGAAGGCCCAGGCTGGCAGCGGGGCGAACTTCATCAACCTTGGCGTGCGCGAGCGCACCAACGGGAACTGGTTCCCCGGCCTGCGCATCAAACTCATTGGGGGTACGGGTGCTGGCCAGCAGCGCGAGATCGTCGCCTACGAGCCAACCACAGTCTCGACAGTCAGAATCGCATATGTGAACTCCCCGTGGCTCACGGTCCCGGATGCCACAACCGACTATGAGATTCAGGGGCATCTGTATCACCCGTGCCACCAGGTGAGCATCCGCCCCAAGGAGTTCAGCGAGCGCGGCGAGATCTGGCGCATCAGCCCCTTCGTGTGGGGTGTGGCGCCTGGTAGCGCCGAGCGCCGGATCGTGCTGGAGGACTACACCTCCACCGGTGGCCCGGCGACGCCTGGCAAGGCACGAGACATCTACGGGCAGCAGGAAGTCGGCTTCGTCAATCCGCTGTTCATCTCGATGACCGTGCAGGGCACCGGCACGATAAACAACTCGGTCTGCGAGGTCGAACGGTTCGAGTAGGACTTGGCTGCCGCGCGGCGTGGCGCACGCGCGATGGCCCGACACTGACGCGCCACCATCAGGGATACCGATAGGGGGTCACAATTATGTCCTACACCGGCGGAGCATCAGAAGGAGACCTCGATCTCGAGCACGTAGGGAGACGCATTCGCGGCACCATCCCGCTCCAAGGCATCGCGGTTCTCAGCGCCGCAGCCATCGACAGGTTCATGCGGCCGATCCTGCTTCCCGGTGGGAAGGAGGCGCGCCTTGTCAGCGCGGTCATGGTGGAGGGAGCCAGCAACGCTGCGGCGAGCAACGACCTGACGTTCGTTCTCAAGAAGATGATCGCGGTCGGTAATGGTCGCGTGGCCGCTGTGGAGGGGGTGGACATCCCGATCAACAGCACCGCGCTCGCCATCACGCAGCCGATCGCCGGTGGCGCCGCGGGGCGCAGGACCGTCATTCCCCTGGCGCCGGACGAGAGGCGCGGCAACGCGAGGGTCGCCAGCACCAGCGGGGCCGGCAGCACGACGACGCTGGTGGACACCAACGCGCTCGAGGGAGTCGATACCTACCTCAACAGCCTGATCAAGCGCCTGTCAACAGGCGAGATCAGGCCGGTGAGCGACTACTCGGGCGGCACAGGGACCTTCACTGTGCCGACTGCCTTTGCCACGGCGACAGTGGCCGGCGAGCCGTATGAGCTGATCCACGACCAGATGATCTTCCGCAACGGTGATCTGCTCATCGTGGATGTCACCAACGCCGGTGGCGCCACGGCGTTCCTCGACACGAGCGTCGGGTTCGAGATGGTGGTCCTCAGCCAGACGATGAGCAACGTCCTGTAAGAGATACACCCGAGGGGCGGGGCCGGGTGAAGACCTGGCCCCGCCTATTTCCACACCGGCGCGGAGCCAATAGATGATCGACAGGCGCGGGGAACGCCCCGTCCTCGGTGGCGTCCCGATCAACGCGGACGACAAAGAAGCTGTCGTCTGGGACGATGTGATCGAGGAGTGGATCCCCAGCCCGCTCGTGGCAGGTCTGGACGCCGGCCAGATCAAGAGCCTCTACGAGTCCAACCCCAACACCAACGCATTCACGGACGCCGAGCAGGCGGCCCTCGCGGCGCTGGACTACGACGGCCCCGAGACCGACTACATCCTGGCGCGCTCCAACGGCGCGGGTCCCGTGAAGCTGCTCGCCGATGAGCCATCTTTGTTCGGCCGCCAGAGCGCGGGCTCCTCGCTGGTCAAGATCGCTGTCCCGGTGGATACCGTCCTCGGGCGCGATGCCGGAAACTTCCGGCCCATGACGGTGGCTGAGACCCAGGCCCTGCTCGGGATCCCCGGCGGGGGCGCAGGCGATGTCACCGGGCCAGCCGTCGCGGTCGCAGACAACATCGCGACCTACGACGGGATCACCGGGAAGCTCATCAAGGACTCGGGCATTGCCATTGGCGCTGTCGCGCTCAGCCCTGTCACCACCGTGAGTGACTCGATACCATCGTGGTTGAACACAGCGGGGGACCTGAAGGATACGAATCGCCTCATCCTGCAAGCAAGCGCATTGCGATGGACGAGTAATAATACCGCAGACCTGGGGACTACGGGTATCCGGTGGCGCAATCTCAACCTTGGTACAGCCATCAACCTCGGGGCGGCATCCATAGTTTTGTCTGGGGTTAACTTCTCATTCAATAGTTCCATCGTTACCGGCGGTGGCGGCAGCATTGGGACAGCGCTGATATTCGGCGACGCGACGGACGAGCCGTGGCTGCATGGGGCATTCTTCACCGGCGTGAGTTTCTTCGATGACGCGACGGGCGTGGGGACGAATATCCTCGGCCTCCGCGCACTCAGCAGCCCGGCGCATACCGCGGATCGATTCCTCACATTCGACCTCGCGAACGCCGACCGTACTCTCCGTCTCACCGGCGACGTCACGGCGAATCAGGACCTTTCCACGACGGCAGACCCAACCTTCAACACCGTCAAGATCAACGACTCCAACGACTCCCACCAACTGACCATCGCATGCACATCGGACCTGACGGCGGCGCGGCAGTTGAGCGTCGATACCGGAGATACAGCAGAGACGTGGCCCGCGGACTTCCTCGACTTCTTGTTCGGGGATGGCTCAGACGGCGCCGTAACCATCGCTGGGAACACGACACTCACGCAGGATATGTACTACTCGTCGCTCACGGTCAACGCCGCCGTGACACTCACGCTCGATGGCTTCGCGGTATTCGTGCGCGGGACGCTCACCAACAATGGGACGATCAAGGCCGATGGTTCCGGCGGCGGGAACGCAGCAGGAGCCGTGGGCGGCGTGGGGGTGATCGGCAACACCAACCGCAACGTCGGAGGTTCGACGGCCGGCACAACCGGGTCAACCGGGGTCGCTGGCCCATCTGTTGGGGCTCTCGCTACTGCTCCAACGGCAGCGACCGGCATGGGCGGCAACGGTGGTGGGGGCGGCAAGGGCGGCGACTCAACTACTCAAATCAATGTAGGCTCTGGCGCTGGAACCGCAGCGTCGCTCAGGCAGTGGCGGCATCTCACTGGGCGCCATTACCACGGGGCGACGGCTACCGTCATCCAGGGTGGCACGGGCGGACGCGGCGGGACATCCGGCTCGGCCGAAGGGGCTGGGGACACCGGGGGCGGTGGTGGCGGCGGCGGCTCGGGTGGCGGAGTGGCCTGCATCGTTGCCATGTCCATCGTAAACAGCGGGACGATCAAAGCCAATGGAGGGGCCGGTGGCAACGGCGGCAATTCGTTGGGCCTCGATGATGGCGGCGGTGGTGGTGGTGGAGGAGGTGGCGGAGGCTGGGTTCTGCTCGGCTACAAGACCATCCCGACCGTTGGCACCATCCAGGCGGCCGGCGGTGCTGGAGGCGCCGGTGGCATCGGCAGCAGCTTCAACGGCGTTGCCGGCACTGCCGGGAATGCTGGCGTCATCGGACGCTACAACTGTACGAAGCTGGAGTGGGAATGACGCACCTCAACACGGAGACACTGCGGCCTGTGGACATCTACGGCCCAGAATTCGATCCGACATTCCATGTCGGCGGCGGCTACAGATTGCTCTACGTCGCGACGGCAGATGGTGTCGTCGCGGGGACAGCCGAGGCATCCATTATCGGTGCCGGCATCGGGTCGCTCGTCATTCCGGCGGATGCTCTGATCCCTGGGCGGACGATCCGCGCTTGCCTCGCGGGCAAGCTCACGTCTCCGGCGTTGGTCGGCTCGTTCGCGCTCTCTGCCAAGTTGGGTGCGGCCACGCTCGTTGACGCAGCCTCCCTCGATGTCGGGCTGTCACGGATAACGTCATGGTCCGCAGAACTCGTGATGGTGTGCCGCAAGAGTGGGCCGAACGGCACGATAGGCAGAACCTTCCTGTTCCAATCCACTACGGCCCTTGGCGCGTATTTGTCCCCGCAGACCTTTTTCACCACCGCTGGGGTAGACACCACTCAGGAGGCGACGCTCGGATTCACATGGCAGTGGAGCGGTTCCGGCGGGACAGCAACGTGCCAGACAGCGATCATCGAACAACTCGGCTAGGGAGGGAGTTATACATGAGCGATGGAGAAGATGAACAGACAGTACCTGCCGCCGACGCGCCACAGTCAGCGCCGAGGCTCGTGTCGATGCCAAAGCGCTCGGCGGGGGGGGAGCGGGGTCGCACGCCGGCCCCGAAGCTCAGCAACCCCCAGCTTGCGTATCTGCTCCAGATGATGGACACGGGGGACATGCCGCGGTCCATGGCGACCATTCACGCGCTCACGAGGCAGGCGCTTAATGCGTGTGCCGAGGAGCGCAACAAGATCCTCGAGCAGGCACGCCAGCAGGAGGGCGAAGAGTAAGTGGGTAGCGTTCGCAAGGCTGAGGCGATGGCCGGCCGGCACGGGCGGAAAGGCCCGGCGAGGCATGGTCTGCGTCCCATAGAGTTCACCTTCCCCAACTTGGGATTGGGGCACGTCACGGATCTGGACCCGAGGCAGGTGAAGCCCGGCAACAGCGTGCGGACGTGGGACGTGAACCTCGACACCATCGGCGGGGTGGGCCAGCGCGGCGGCATCGGTTTCATGAGCGAGAACGGGGCGTGCGCCCTGGGGCTCGCGACGTTCGACTTCACCGCGACTCCGAGCGAGAGCTGGGACGGCCAAGGGCGGCGCGAGAAAACGGAGACCGGCGCGGTGGTGTCGGCGACCTCCACCACTGTCACCCTGCCGAACTTCGCCGATGCGATCTTCTTGGACCAGTTCGTCGGCAGGACCTTCCGGGTTGACACCGGCGTTGGCTCTGGCCAGAGCCGGACCATCACCGACTACGACGAAGTGGCCGAAGTGATCACGGTGAGCCCGGCATTCAGCGTCACGCCGGGCGCCGGGGCCACGTTCACCATCCTGCCGATCATCAGGCCCTTTGGAGCGACCGGCCCCCGCGCTGAGGCCATCCGACTCGCCAGCAATGGCGCGGGAACGCCGGTTCCTGGAGCCCAGCACACCCTCTCCTCGACGCTGGATCTGTCGCCCAACCTCCAGGAGTTCATCTGCTTCTGGGTGTGGTGCTACGACAAGACGGCCATCTCTTTCACCGCCGGCAGCGCTGGTATCCGGTTTGAGCTGCACAGCACCCTCAACGTCAACCTGTTCCGCAAGTTCATCGACTCGGCGGCGCAGGTAAACGATGTGGTCAACGACGGAACCGATGGCTGGACATTTTTCGCGATCCGCAAATCAGCCTTCACCATGGTTGCCGCGGGTAACTGGGCAGCCATCACACACCTGAAGATCGCCTACACCCGCAACGTCTCTGCAACCGTAGAGTCGGTGGTGGTTTTCGCCAACGCCTGGGTCGGGGCGGAGGTCCTCACGGGCCTGTACAACTGGATCCGGAGCCCCAACGTCGGTGGCGGCAACTACATCGTCGCCGCGGGCCGCGGGTGCATCAGCATCTACGTACCGGAGCAGAACTTCTGGCGTCAACTGGTGTCCGGGATGCAGCCAGACCGGCCCGTGATCTTCGAGAGCGTCAGGAACTTCCTGTACGCCGTTCAGGAAGGCGAGCGCCCCAAGCTCATCGTGGACTCGATGACGGCCTACGAGGCTGGCATCGTGGCGCCTGCTGCTGCCCCCACGCTCACCATTATTCCATCTGGAGGCTTCATTGAAAGCGGCGAGCACACCATCGCCGTGGTGTTCTATTCGACCGTGACTGGCCGGGAGTCAGACCCCATCTTCACCCCCGCATTCGCCGTCTCCGCCAACAATTCCTCGATCACACTCACCAATCTTCCCGTCTCGGTGGACCCCAAGGTTACGCATCTGCGGATCTACCGCCTGGCCCCCGGCCAGCCGTCATACAAACGCATCAGCCCAGCGCTCGATGGTGAGGTCACAAACGGCGTCACCACGTTCCTCGACACGCTGGCCGCGACCTCGCTCACCGACGAACTTGAGGGCGACAACACCTACGACCTCAACGGTGTGCCGCCAAACGCCGGGGTGGTCGCGTTGGTCTCCAACCGGATGGTCTACAACGACCCCGCTCAGCCAGGACGGGTGTGGGTGAGCCGCGAGGGGGACGGGGAGCGCGTCCCTGGGGGCGGTAGCGTGCCCCTGGACGAAGGCGACAACGACGTAGTCACCGCCGCGCGGGACGTGGGGGGCTTCTGTGTCGTCTGGAAGAACAACAGCTTCTACGTCGGCCCGGACGTGGGGGGCCTTCAGCCGTTCTCCTTCCAGCGGATGAACAACAAGATCGGCACGCTCAGCCACCGCAGCGTGATCGTGGATGACAACGCCGTTCGGTTCCGGCACGCCTCGGGGTACTACGAGATGGACCGCGGATGGGACGCAGTGAAGATCAGCGGGCTCTGGGATGGCAGGCGGCTCAACAGCCTGGCCGAGCCCGTCCTCCAGGACATGAACCTCGGGCGGTCGAACTACATCACCAGTGCCTACCTGACCGAGCGGGACCAGATCTACTGGACCGAGGCCATCAAGCCCTCGAGCGTCCCGAGCATCCAGCCGGTGCTGCACAAGCCGCTCCAGGAGCACTCCGGCTGGGCGTTCCACAGGGCGCCGGTGAGCATCATCGCCAATTCGCGCGACTTCGACAGCAACGACGAGCGGGTCATCGGAGGCGGCGATGCAGGCATCGTCTACTTCCTCAACACGAACCGCCACAGCGACCACAGGCCGCAGGGCGATGTCGCCATCGACATGGACTACCTCATGCCGTACCTCGAGCCGGTGGAGGCCGAAGCCGGCATGGGGAACGTGGTACTCAAGCGCTACCACTACATCGACATGGTGATGCGTGGCGGGGGGAACTGGCCTCTGGACTACGAGGCATTCTACGACTGGGAAGGCGGTGCGGGTGACTCAGGTTCGATCGCGCCCATGCTTGGTGCGGCCATCGGCGTCACGTTCACTATTGGCGTGAGCGCCATCGGCGGCAAGGCCGGCCATGTTCAGCGAGGCGTGCTGAGCATGGGGCGCCACAGGACGATCGCGATCCGCTGGCGCAACAACCGGCTCGATGAAGCTCCCTACATCAGCAACTTCTTCCTGTGGGCCAACCCGGTGCGCCTGGCGGCAAGGAAGATCTGATGGCAACCACCGGAAGCGGGATCAGGGGTTACGTGCTGAGGATCAAGAAGCGCCGCAAGATGAAGGACGCCGACGAAGAGGAGCTGTGGCGCAAGACCGAGCAGGCCATCGCGCTGCTCGCTGGGGTGGAGATTGAGTACGCGGGGCCTACGCCGCCCGTCGAGGACGTGCGGTTCGTCGTCACCCACAACCTCGGTTATCTGCCAGAGCGCGTGGCGATGGTGGACAACGGCGACTACGGCGGGATCGTCTACGCGACCCCCGAGGACAAGCTGCTGTGGACAGACAAGAGCGTGGTGTTACGATGCACGGTGGGCAAGGAGACGAACTTGACTTTTCGCTTAACCCGTCGCCCCACTACATAGCCGCGGGGGCCAGTGATGCAAACGCACCAAGAGAGACGCAACGAGACCCAGCGCCGGAGGCGCAAGGCCGCCCCAGCCAAAACGCGAGCTGAGAGACGGGCGTACTACTACAAGCACCGGGAGCGGCTGCTCGCAGCGATGCGGGCGCGCTATCACGCCAACCCGCAGCGGCACGCAGCGAAGGCGGAAGAGTGGAAGCGCAAGAACCGAGCTAAGCTCGCGGAGTTGGCCGTCGCCGCGAAGCGACTGAAGAACGGCTTCACCCCAGAGGTCTACTCAGCCCGGATGGCAGAGCAGGGGGGTAGATGCGCGATCTGCGGGATCCAGATGACGACAGGTCGTGGCCCGGCGGGCGCCCACGCTGACCACTGGCACGATGGTCGCGGACCACGCGGCGTTCTGTGTCGTCAGTGCAACTGGGTGCTTGGCCGAGTCAAGGACGACCACGCGATCCTCGTGAAGGCAGTGGCGTATCTGAAACGTTGGGAACGTGACGCAGCGCAGAGGAGACCGACGACATGATCAATGAGCCAATGCGACGACCCTCGCCAGTGATGACGCTTCCGCCGTGGGCGCGCCTCGGGATCATCGGCGGCCTGGCCTTCCTGCTGGTGGCGGCCTTCACGGTGTCCATGCAGCTTCTCGGCCCCACGGCCGTGCTCGCGACGACCTGCGAGATCCCGAACATCTTCGTCTTCAACCAGGTTCCCAGCGCCGCGGACTTCAACGATAACTGGGCGGCGGCCTGCACGGTGCTCAACGGCCAGATCACCAACGACAACATCGCGACCAACGCGAGCATCGTGTGGAGCAAGCTGGTCCCAATCGACGACCCGGTCAATGGCAGCACGCAGTTCAAGGACCATAGCGCGCGCCACGAGAACGGCGGCGCCGACGAGATTGAAGACCTCGAGATCCTGGAGACCGGCACGCTGGTAAGCCTTCACGCCTCGCGGCATGCCTCGGGCGGGGCAGACCCACTCACGTCAGGGTCCATCACCCTCTCAATGCTGGACACGGCGCTGCAGAACTCGCTGGGCGGCTCGGCGGCGCATGTCGTCGATCTGGCCACCGCCCGCGACCAGGTGTTCGTCGGCGATGTCAGGACGCGGTTCAAGACGACAGGGCTGACGGCCGATGCCGGTGTGGACCTCATCTACTGCAACGCACAGCTCTACGTCGCCGTGAACGACACCAGCACAGGGCTCGACTATGTGCTCAAACTCAACAAGGAGGCGATGACGCAGACCTCGTCGATCTCGCTCACGGCTGAGGACAACCCCGCGGACCTGGAGTGCCATCCCGATGGGTCGGTCTATGTGCTCACCGCCGGCAACGCTGGCGCGCGCAACCCAAGTCTCCTGAAGATCGCGACCAACGACGGCGTCACGACGCTCGAAGACCTCGAGGCGAGCGATTCGGTGGATGCCGTTGTGACGAGCGTGATTGAGACGAGCGGGGTCGCCATCTTCACCCTCGGCCAAGACAACACAATGACCAACGATCGGATTATCTACCGCACCGTCGCCGCCACAGGCGACACCACGAAGCTCACCTACGACATCGACACTGACGTGGACGGGCGCGATCTGGTGATGTGGAAGTGGGACGGGACAGAGCGGGTAGCCATCCTGTGGGCCGAGAACGCTGGCTCTGCTGAGTGCTGCATCAGGAGTTGCGACCCGGCGAACCTGGGATCGTGCGACATTGACCAGTCAAGCAACTGCCTCGATACAGGTGACATCCGCATCAACGTCGGAGGTGCGGACTGCGGGGCGCCGCTCATCTTCGATGGCGACACGTTCATAAGCACTACTTCTACCGGCGGCAACTTGTACAGCGTCGGCCGGCAGTTCTTGGATGCGAGCTTCGTGTTTGGCAGCACCGTAGTGGCCACGGCGAACACGGGATACTTCGACGGGCACTACCGGATCTGGCAGGAAGGCGACGGAGAGATTTCGCTGTGGCCCGCCGGCAATGGCAACATCAGCCAGAACAACCCATGGAAGGCCGGCCAGGCGAACCAGGTTGCCTGTGGCGTCACGAGTGATGGGACGTATCTGTATGTGTGCTGGTACAATAGCGCCGGCACCGAACTCACCGTGGTGAAGACGCTCTTGTAAAGTTCAGGAGGACAGGCAATGTCGTTCGCAGAGCAGGGCGCGCAGATCACGGGAGCATTCGGCGGCAGTGGCCCGAAGTACCGCGGTTACAAGCCGAAGAAGGGCACGATCCGCGGCTACGAGACTCGCCAGAAGCAGGACATCGAGGGGCTCTACGGTGCCGATCCATATGGCCAGCAGGGCCTGGGGTACTCGCAGCGCTCGCTGGCCACGATGTATGGGTTGTCGGAGGGTGCGCGCGGGGCCGAGAAGCAGCGCGTCCACGACATCTACGCGACGAGCCCCTACGGCACCAAGGGCACGGCGTACCTCAAAGCCCAGGAAGGAGTGGAGCGCGGCCAGCGCGAAGACCGCATGAGGCTTGGCGAGCGTGTTGGGCTCGAGGGCGAGCGCCAGGCGCGCGCGGACCTGGCCTTCAGGATGGGCGGCGTGAGTGAAGCGTATGGGCAGTCCGCGGATCTCTACAACCAGAACGCGGCTGCTAGCTACCAGGCGAATCTCGAGAAGTTCAATCGCAGAAAGCAGCGTTACGAGGCCGTGGGGCGCGCTGCCGGGGCCGTCGCCGACTTCTACACCGGCGGCATGGCAGGATGAAAGGAGGGTAGGCCAATGGCAGCATTCAACCCGCCACGAATGGCGAACCCAGGGTCGGCTCGACCGGAGCTGCAGCCGCCACCAATTACCGTGACGCCAGCACCGAACCCTGGAATGGCCGCGCCGCAGCAGCCGAGCGGCTGGGCAGCGGCACTGCAGGGCTACCGGAGCGCTCGTGCCAAATACCCAGGCTTCGGCGACCGGAAAAAGCGCGCACCATCGATCAAGACGATGTACGCCAAGAGACAGCCGGCGCCTGGAGCGCCAAAGCGCAAGAGCAAGCCGATCCCCGAATACTGAGGTCGCGCACGTAAATGCCTGGACCTGGACTGGCTCGCATGGCAGCGATGGCGGGTATGCCGGCGGCAGCACCGCCGCGCCGCCGCCGCCGCGGCGCAGCCTCGCCTGAGCCGACACCAGACTCTGCCGCAACCCCACCGCCAGCAGAACCAGCCAGGCGGCAGCCAGCCCCCACCTACGATCCCCTCATCAAGCCGCCGAGCTTCTGGAAGAGCGGCCTCAAGTGGCCCCTCGCGGTGCAGCAGTGGAGAGCCCAGGTCCAGGGCGCCAACAAACTCTCGGACCTCTACCTGCAGCAAGGTGTGCATCGCCCGCCGAGCGAGTTCGCGACACCAGAGGCACTCGAATCCGGCCGCTCGAACCTGGCGAACATTTACGACGCGAAGGTCACAGAGACGGTCATGCACCAGCGCGCCTCCAGGCGCCTCGCGGAATTGAAGGCAGCCGGGATCCCCATCAACGTCTACGACCCGAAAAAGCAGCATGACTTCCTCACCGCGCCGTACTGGGACTTCTCGCTGTTGGGGATGCCAGTCACCAGCGCCGAGGTGCCGCTGTTCACCGAGCCCCATCCTGTCACCAAGGCCCCAATCACCTTCATGAGGGATCCGATGACTGGCCACGTCACTCGCGTGCCGGACACCGCCGCGGGGGGCATGGCTCCAGATGACCCGAACTACCGGAAGATCGTCCCGCACCCAACCACAGGCGAGCAGGTGCCATACGTCCAGACTGGCCCAGGCAAATGGATTGTCGATCCGGTGTGGATGCAGCAGAAGCGCTCCGAGCAGACCGGCGCCCCCAAGCAGGGCAAAGTCGATGAGTCGTGGGACAAGTACCACTACCTCGACAACGCTTGGAAGATCAAGAAGCTGCAGCGCTGGCAGACGATCTTCAGCGACCAGGAGGCGGCGCGAGACAAGGTCGGGACGATCGAGGGGCAGCTCGCAGCCGCTGAGGCGACGTTCAACGAGACGCAGATCGCGCGGTTGGAAGGCGAACTCAACGAGGCGCGGCGCGAACTCGACCGCCAGATGAAGCGCAACGGGGATCTCGAGCTTGGCTCTCCGCCGCGGCCACCGTCTGGGACGCCGTCGTGGCGCGAGCCTGGCGCGGCACCACCGGCGCCACAGCAGGCGCCAGCAGGCCCGCCGCAACCAAACGAACCCGCGGCCGGAGGGCAGGCGCCGGCAGCGGTGGGGGCAGGGGCTGCCGGGAGGGCTGGAGTCGTAGGGACGATCATCGACCCGGCCACCGCAGTCACCTACGTCTCGAAGCGCTACCAGGCCGGCAGCGGCACGCCAGAGCTGCTGTACAGGGAACTCATCGATCTCGGATTCGAGGCTCGGGTCGCGAGCCAGTTGATGTCGGAAGCCGGGATTCCCGGCGCACCAACTGAGGCGACCCTGATGCAGCCACCTGGGGCGCCCGCGCCGACAGGGCAGGCTGGCGGGCAGACGACAGTTCAGATGCCCGGCGCGCCGATCACGCCCACCACCGGCGGGCAGGTGCCGGACGAAGAAGACCGGCCGGATCTCTCGAGCGAGGCTGCGATCGTGGACTACATGATCGATCTGCGCAACGAGGGAATGGAAAACGAAGAGATCGGTCAGACCCTTGTGGACGAGTTGCTCGCGCAGGGGTACGATGAGGCCGCGGCGGGCGAGACGATCGATGACTTCGTCGTCAGGATGTTCGCCCTCGCCGGGCTCATCGACTGATGGCCACAGCCACCACCACATCTCCACCGGGAACGACGACAGGCCGCCGCAAATACCGTCACGACCCGATGCGGGTGCGGCAGAAGTACCACGACCTCATCGAGAGCGCTGGTGAACTGCCCGACCCGGCGCAGCTTCGCCTGCCGTACCTGCAGCAAGATGAAGGGATCCCACCTGTAGGGGCCGGCTCGCCATCGCCGCCTCTGCCAGCAGCCGCCCTGGCCCCTGAAGCATCACACCCTCCGGGGGCCGGGGCGACTCAGCAGCCACCGCCGCCATCGCTGCCCACGCAGCGCGGTCAGTTCCGCACAGAGCCCATGCCACCGGCGGCAGCGGAAATCGGCCCGAGCATCATGCGCGGAGTCAGTTCACTTGTGTCCGGCGCTGGTTCTGGGCTGGAGATGCTGGAGCGCCTGACATGGCCGCCCATCGAAGACCCGCAGGCACGCCGGGAGTGGGAGCAGCGTAGGGGCCTCCCGGATGGTTCGTACGCGAAGGTCCTCCAGGAGCGCAGAGCACAGCCATACGGCCCGACAGACATCGGCGAGAGGCTGCGTGGCAAGGGCGAGAAGATCGGCACCCAATACCCGGTGCCTCCAGATCTGGCCGAGAGCATCATCGACAAGCCTGGGCTGCTCCTGAACCCATCGTGGTGGATGGCTCATGGGCCGGCAGCCGCGGTCTCGAGCGCGCCGTTCTTCGTGACTGGCGTTGGAGGTGCTGCCATCGCCGGGAAGACTGGCGCGATCGCGCTGCCGATCATCACCGAGAGCTTCTTCGAGGGGGCGCTCGTCTGGGACGAGAAGAAGAGATCTGGGGCCTCCGACCAGGAGGCCGGCCGCGCTGCGGCCCTGGCGTTCGCCATCAACGTGCCGATGACGGCTGTGCCGGCTCAGGAGATCTTCGGTGGCGGCCCCGGCAGGAGCGTGGCGCGCCAACTGGTTGGCGGGTTCGCTGCCGAGGCCGGCCAGGAGATGGGGCAGGAGGCGACTTCCAACATCCTCACTGGCCGTCCGGTGTCCGAGGGCGTCCCGGAGGCCGGGGTCCTTGGCGGGGCTCTCGGTCTCGGGATGGGAGCGCTGGCGCCGCGGGCCGCGCCAGAGGCACAACCAATCCCAGGGCCACAGGTTCCGCCTCAGGCTGCCGCTGGAGGGCCAGCACCCCCCACACCTCAAACTCCGGGTGCCGCTGTGCCCCAGGGGCAGCCTCCTCTTGCTACGCCTGGCGCCCCGGCGGCGCCCCTCAGTCCGATGGCCGAGCGCATCTCCGCGGCGATCGCGATGGGCATTGACGGAATCCAGGGGCTGACCTACGAAGCCGGCATGGTCGAGGCGTTCAAGGAGGTCGCCCACAGGGCAGGCTCTGGCGACCCCCTGATGGCGGTCATCTACGAGGTCAAGGCAGACTCTCAGGTTAGGGGGGCTGCCAGAAAGGCGCTCGTCGATCTCCAGGGGCAGATTGGGTATCAGCCTCCACAGCCTCAGCCAGGGCAGGCTCCGCCGGGAGCCGTTCCGCCGGGTCCCACAATCGGTCAGCCGCCGCCCGGTGTGATGCCAGGTCCAGGCGTGCCCGCTCCGGAAGGCCCAGAGGTTGCGCCGCCCCCTTCCGCGCCACCGCCACAGCCCCCCATTGAGCCACCATCTCCTGCGGCGGTGCCCCCCGGCACTGCGCCTGTCACGCCGCCATCACCGGCGCCTGGCCCCGGCGTCGCCCCTCCCGCCGATGCTACTGCCCAGCCAGGTGCTGGCGCGCCCGTCGTGGAGCCGCCAGCCCCGGCCGCGGTGCCGCCGCAGGAAGTGCCACCGACTGAACCGCCTCCCCCTCCACCGCCAGCGGCACCTGACCCGCGCGCCATCCCAGGCATCGAACACGTGCCGCCGGAAGCGCATCAGAGGCTGATCGACGCTCTGGCTGACGCCGGAGTGCTCGTGGCGCGTGGAGAGAGCGGCCTGCCGGTGCTCGCTGACCCAGATTCGGACAAGGGCAAGGCGCGCGCGGTCGTCATGGATCTGCTCGATGACCTGGCGATGGAGGCCCCGGTTGAGGCGCCGCCGCCAGAGGCGCCCACGGAGACCGCTGCCCCGAAGGTGACGTTCGCGCCAGGCGACCGCGTGGTGGTGCCGCACTTCGGTGAAGGTCGCTTCGTCAGCTACATCAACGACAAGGGCGCGCAGGTCGCACGACCGCAGCCTGGCGGCAGGGCCATGGTGGAGGTCGGTCAGGAACCTCAAGTGACACGTCAGGTGTTCCACGTGGAACAGATCGCGCCAGCGCCGGCCCCACCTGAGGCAGGCGTCGCTGTCGCTGAACCTCCAACCGGCGCTGGCGCGCCCCCCCAGGATGCCGCAGTTCGGCTTGCAGCGTTCCACGAAGAGATCGCGGCACTCAAGCGCGAAGAGGAAGAGCAGGGCAAGACCGGCCATTTCCTCAAGCCTGGATTCGACCCTGCGGAACTCACCGAGGACGATCTCGCCATCTGGGAGCGCGTGAAGAGTGGCGAGGCCACGCGCGAGCAGTTCGAGCAATACCGCAAGGGGCTGCAGGAGGCAGGCGGCGCATCGCGCTCTGCCTTCGGTTCTTTCATCGCCAACAAGATGGTCGGAGTGCTCGCGTCGAAGGAGCGTGCCGTCGCGCCGCCCGAAGAGGCTGTGCCGACTGACACTCCCGTGCGGCTGCTCACGCGGGCGTTCGCCACGCGCCTGCGCGAAGGGGTCGAGATCCCCAAGAAGCCGTCCGAACTCAGGCAGCTTGCAGTGAGCCTCACCGGCAGGCCGGTGGACGCCATCGACGCCGACTTCATCGACGCCGTCTACGACGGGCTCGAGGGCGCGGCCAGCATCCTGTTCGCCGAGAAGTTTCCGCACGGTGCGCATCTAGCGAGCGCCATCGCCACAGCCGCCGATGTCGAAGGCATCTTCGGAAGCCGCACGCGCACGCTCGGGATCCGCGACAAGCAGCAGTTCTCAACGCCCCTGCCGATCGCGCAGATCGCCGCGCACCTGCTCGGGCCGCCGGTCGAGGGTGGTCTTGTGCTCGAGCCCAGCGCCGGCACGGGGAACCTCGCGGAGGCCGCCCGCCTGCGCGGACATGATGTGGTCCCCATCGAGATGGACCAGCGGCGCGCCGATGTCCTGAGGGAACTCGACTACGTGGCCACGGCGGCCGACATCTTCAGGCACCAGGACACAGCCGTCTACGACGGGGCCATCATGAACCCGCCGTGGGAGAAGGGCACCCGCTTCGTAGCGCGCGTGCCGTTCGAGCAGGACGACATCGCAGACGCCTTTGTGTTCAAGACGATGAAGCTGCTCAAGGATGGCGCGCGCCTGGTGGCTGTGCTCCCAGAGCACTACATGGAGTCCGTCACCGAAGGCAAGGCCAAGGGGCTCATCTCCTGGCTCAGGAACGAGCACACCCTGGAAGGCATCATCGCCATGCCGCCGGACAGCTACAAGACCCGCGGCACCAACGTCGGCAGCGTCATCGTCGTGGCGCGCAAGGGGCAGGCGGAGACGACACCGACCCCGCTGCGGGAGCATGTGGCCCAGGCGAGCACGTGGGGCGAGGCGCTCATCGCGGCAGACAAGATCGAGCCGACGAACACAGCCCCGCGCCCGACGAAAGAGCCTGTGGCCCCGCCCACGCCACCGCAGAACACGCTGGTGTCTCCAGAGGAGGCTGAGGCCGCGGAAGACGACATCCGCAAATGGCTCGGTGAGCCAACCAAACAGCCCCCTGCTGGACGCCGGCCGCGTCGCGGGATGTTCGGCCGCGTGGTGGCGGCGCAGGAGCCCACCGGCGGGCCACCACCGGAAGAGCCTGGAGCCGTCCGGCCCATCCCGCCGAAGATCATGCAGGCGCTGGTGAAGGTCGGCACCGCAGCGGTGGAGACATCGGCGCGCATCCAGCACGGGCCGCCGGTTGTCACCTACGGCGCCTGGGCCGAGACCATGGCGCAGAAGTTCGGTCCCGAGGTGGTGTCGCTGCTGCCGCGTGTGTGGCGCCGCATCCAGCGCGTGGAGCACAAGGATACCGCCATCCCAGGCATCGGCAAGGTGGCCGACCTGATGGTCGGAAGTGAGGAGAACCCCGATGGCATACCCGAGGAAAGACCTGACACAAAAGCTCCAGCTCCAACTCCAGGGGTGGGTGGACAACCTCCAAGAGGACCCGGTGGAGGTGGAGCGGCCTCTGGAGGACAGGCTCCTGCAGGCGCGGGACCAGTTCAGCCTCCAGGACCTGGAGAACCTGTGGGAGGAGGACCAGGGGTACCTGCTCCCGACGTGGTGGCCGAGACACAACGAGACGGGCGAACCACCGTCACCATTCGTTCGGGCGCGGGCCTTCGCACGACAGATCTCGACACAACTGGACTCGCGCCGCGGTTCAAAGTCAGACGCATCCGCGACTTCTATGAGGTACAGGCTTCTCCGCATTTTGAGTTCTCTCCACCGCAACCTGGGCGACGGGGAAACCCCCATCTCCGACTTTTCGTAGAGCCGCGCTCGCTCGCTGCCGTCCAGGACCCGGCCATCGCCGTTCCGGTGGACGACAAGTACCTCGAGGGCCTGTCCGATGAGCAGCGCTCAGAGGTGGACCTGCTCGCCCAGGCGTTCTCCGCCGGCCATGGAAGGGTCGCCGGTTACGACGTTGGTACCGGCAAGAGCCGCATGGCGCTCGGACTGATGAAGTGGCTCATCGGGGAGTACGACACGAGCAACGGCACCCGCGGCGCCGCGCGGATCATCTACAGCACCAAGAACCACCAGAACATCTACAAGTTCTTCGCCGAGGAGGTGAAGAACGTCGGGGGCCTGCAGGTCGGTGGCAAGGACATCCCCTGGATGCAGGCGGTGGACTACCCAGCGGCGAAGACCGACCGGCCATCGGACCCATGGACGCCGTTCCCCACGGACGTGCGCCTCATCGCCATCCCCAATATCCCGGTCCACATGGTGGGGTTCGAGCAGGCCATGGCGCACTGGATCAATACCAGCCCCGGCCCAGTGGTGTGGATTGCCGACGAAGTCCACGAGCTGAAGAACGTCTACGGGACAACGCCTGCCGCCAGCGCTGAGTCGTTCATGAACCTCCAGCGCGCGGTGCTGGACGACGAGAACTCCCAGATCTTCTACTTCACGGCGACCCCCGCCGAGGACCCCGACGAATTGCGCGTCTACGTCGGCCTGCGCGAGTTCGGCCCGCTGGCGCAGGACTTCGACAACTACGCCAACTGGATCACGGGCCATGCCGACCAGCAGGGCAACACGCAAGGAGTCGCAGGCGCCGCCAGCACGGGCGACACCTCCATCACCGTGCCGGAGATGGAGCAGCTCGTCCGCGAGTGGAAGGGCAAGGGCAAGTGGGCCGCGCGGTCGATGTGGAAGGGCGGCCAGCAGTACCAGGTCCACGAGCCAGAGGTGGCCGAGGAGCGCATGGGGGTGTTCGACACCTACGTTGACTTTGTGCGGCGGATCTACACCACCGCGACCGAGTTCACGAAGGACAAGCGCACGGGCAAGAGCTTCAGCAAATCGGCAGCCCGCAGCCGCATGCTGGTGCTCGCGCAGCTCACCAACCACGTCAAGCGCATGATGGCGGAGTGGAGGCTCGACCCAACCCTCGACATGGTCCAGGGCTACCTGGACAACGTCCCCGAGGGCGAGATCCCCAAGAGCATCGTGGTGAGCATCGTCGAGGGTGCAGCCAAGGGAGGGGCTGGGGCCGTGGCCGAGGAGCGCGCCGGCCGGCTCGACGCCGCGATCTCGCTCATCAACGACATGGATAAAGAGGGCGACACGATCTCCGACGCCCAGGTCGCAAAGCAGATGCTGGCCGACGAACTCGAGACCATGCCGCAGCTTCGCGACATCGTGAAGACCTTCCAGGAGCGCTTCGGCGAGAACAAGGTCGCCATCATCACGGGGCAGATCCATTCGCTCAACGAGCGCATCGCCATGCTCGATTCCTTCCAGAAGGGCGAAAAACCCATCCTCATCATCTCGGACGCTGGCTCTGCGGGGCTCGACGCCCACCACGTCTATGACTCAGGGCCAGGCCATCGCCAGCGCGTGTTCCTGCCGATCGACTACGACTGGTCGGCGACGAAGTTCTTCCAGCGCATGGGGCGCGTTGACCGCGCCAACCAGATCACCAGCCCCATCATCGCGCTGGTGAAGATGCCGTTCCGGTCGGAGCTGAAGTTCCTCACCACCGTGGCCAACAGGCTCAGGATGCTTGGTGTGACGAGCCGCGGCCAGGCCGATGTGGTGACGACCTCGAACCTCAGCACTCACGAGATAGACCACCGCATCGGGCGCAATGTCGTCCAGAACATCTGGGACCGGATCCCCCCGGACTACAAGAGCCTGTTCCTCAACAAGGGCTTCTACCACAACAACAAGATCGCCCACACTGCGCTCGACGTGCGGGCCGGCTCGCGCGAGTACCTCAACGACCTGCTGCTGATGCCACACAAGGTCGCCAACGACCTGCACGACATGTTCATGAAGCGCTACGCCGTTGAGTACAAGATGGCGCTCGACCATGGCGAGCGACTCCAGACCGAGCGCGGCAAGGGGCGGATCCTCAGGTCCATGCCGCTGGCCGAAGACCTCACCATCCACGACGTTGCCACCGGGCACATGTTCGCCTGGGTGCCTGGGGCCAAGGGCGGCGAGTCGGGATGGGTCAGCAAGGAGAGCCACCATTTCAGCGTGGTCTCTGGCATCGTCATGTCGAGCGACCTGAACCACATGAACAGGGTGCGCCAGGTCCTCGAGCAGCGCGACATGCGCCACTACGTGACCATCGAGACCTCAGACGCCATCATCAGCGGGCACCGCGTGCCGCCCGGCCGCCGGGACCGCCTCGCCCGCGTGTTCAACATCATCGACCTGGCCGCGACACCAGATACCCTCCAGTCATTCCTCGATGCCGGCGAGAAGGTCCCCATGGTGAAGGTTGGCGCAGCCGGCAAGCAGTGGGTCATGCGGCGCAACACCAAGGGCCAGTACCTCATCGGCAACGCCGTCATGAAGGACCGCCCGGAGCTGTCGGAGTGGGCCGCCGGCAACGGCATCCGCGAGGTGGACATCTATGCCGCGGCGAACGCTTCCGGCGAGCAGTGGCACGTGCCCGGAGCGCACCTGGCGTCTTTCGCCCGGACGTTCCGCATCGCTCCCAACGTCAGGGACGACACGACCCCGCCGCCTGGGGGCGCGGGCAAGGCGTTCGGGCTCAAGCCGAAGAGGGGGGCTGCCGCCAGCCGGGCGCCCATGCCGCCTCAGCAGCCATCGGGGCAGTCGCCCACGTCGTTCCCGCCAGATCTCCCCGGTGCGGCGGCGGTGAAGTGGCCGACCAGGACGAAGCGCTCGGCGTTCCGCGGTGTGGACCCGTTCTCCCTGTGGCACGCGGTGCGCCAGTGGCTGCCGCGGCGGTTCACTGAATCCGAGAAGAGCGAACTCAAGGGCCGGATCCAGTTCGCCATCGAGATGAGCCGCAAGATGCAGCGCAACATCCGCATCAACGCCATCCGCAACGACGCGCGTGCCCTGGCCGACTACCACCCCGGCACGCAACTCACCAGGACCAAGGGGGCGCCGACGTTCGGCACGCTCGCGCACGAAGACCTGGGCCACCACTTCCAGATGATGATCTACGGGGGCAGCCCGAACAAGTTCGCCCAGACGATGCACATGGCCGTCGAGGCCATCATCGCGGACATGCAGCGCGCGACCGGCGGGAAGCCTGCGGATCGGCGCCTTGTGCGCAAGCGCATCCAGGCCGAGATCCGGGCGCTGCTGCGCGACTACGCGGTCTCCAAGGGCACGCCGATCTATTCGGAGGCGTTCGCCGAGTGGGCGCGCCTGACGGTGGAGGACCCGGCGGAGGCGCAGCGCCGCGCGCCGACACTCTCTGCCATCTGGGCGGCAACCGTGCGCGAGTTCCCAGAGCTTCAGGACATGGTCGATTGGGCGCGTTCCGTCCAGCAGGCATGGGACGCCAGCCCGGAGTACGCCCGCGCCATGACCCACCTGCACTACCCCGGCGACAACCCATTCCCCACCAAGTGGCAGAAGTTCATGTACCGCTTCCTGGACTCGCTCGACAGCGTCAAGAAGCTGGGCGATGCCCTGGTGAGAGAGGGCGCGCCAGTGCCCGACCCCACCGAGGACCTCAGGATGATCGCCACGACACAGGCGGCCCGAGATGGCCTGACGATGCGCGCGATCCTGACCGACACCTGGGAGTACGGGGCCAGCTACGAGGTGGGCCGTGGCATCAGCCTGAAGCAAGCGCTCGGGTCGGTGGCCGACCGCGCCATCACCGAGATCGACCTGTACTTCGTGGCGCGCGAGGCCGACTACCTGAGGCGCACGCGGGGATGGAGCCCCGAGCGCTACACCGGGCTCACCGGCAAGGAGGTCGATTCCGTCCTGGCCCGCCACGCCGTTGACGACGCCATGAAGCAGGCATACGACAAGTACCAGGAGTACAACAACTGGCTGCTGCGGTTCCGCTGGAAGGCGGGGTTCCTCACGCGCGCGCAGTACATCAGGATCAAGAACATGAACGAGGTCTACACCCCGCTGATGCGCTGGAGGGAGTTCATCGAGGCCGACCAGGCTTCTGGAAGCGGCGCGGCGAAGTTCGCAGGGCGCGCCAAGGGCATCTACCGCCGTGAAGGCGGTGTGTGGCCCATCGTCTCGCCGATTCAGAGCACCCTCAAGCAGACTCGCGATCTGATGTCGTCCGTGGAAGGCAACCGCGTGGGGCAGTTGCTCATCAGGCTCGCCCGCAGCCACCCGGAGGTAGCGCGCTGGGGCAACGAGGTCCCACCGACGGTTGAGCCGGCGAAGATCCCCTTCGCGCGTATCGCCGAGGCCCTTGGAGTGTCGCCCAAAGAACTGGTCGATATGATCGGCGGCGATGTTGACCTGCTCGATGACGTGCTCACCTTCTGGATGCCGAGCAGCCGCGACCCTCGCAAGCGCACCATCTCGGCGTGGATCGGTGGCAAGAAGAAGTACTTCCAGTTCCGCGAGAGCGAGGAGCAGACCTACCAGGCGATGCTCGGCCTGGACGGCGGGGACGTGTCCATCCTGAGCTGGCTGTTCGGGCCGGCCGCCCGCATCATGCGCGAGAGCATTGTCCTGTGGCCGCCGTTCTGGGCGAGGCAGGCCCGCGACCTCTTCGCCATGAAGGTCAGGACCCAGAAAGATGCCAAGATCCGCCATGTCCCGAAGAACTTTGGGATGGCGCTGATCGGGACCGACTTCGCCCGCTCGATCCTCGAGCGGATCGACAAGCACAGCAAGGTCAAGGGGCTCGTCGCCAGATGGAACAGCATCACCCCTACCGAGATGGATGAACTGCTGGTGCGCGGGCCTGGAACCTACGCGAGCATGGCGCACTTCCTGTCGCTGGACCCGCTGCAGATGGAGAAGTTCATCCTCAAGCACATCAGCTCGAAGCCCTACAGCACGGCAGCCAGGGGAAAGATGGCCAAGGTCCGGCAGCTCGTCGCTCTGCATCCGACTTCCCCGGTGCGCTGGGCGAACGGGGTCCTCGACGTGATGCGGCAGTTCGGTATGGCTGTTGAGATGGCCCCGCGGCTCACCGAGATGCGCGCCATGGGCGCCGATACCATCGCCACGGAAGACGACATGATCCGCGTGGGCTACGCCGGCAGGATGGTGACGATCGACTTCGCCCAGGGCGGAGCGTGGGCCAAGAAGTGGGCCGTCACCAGCGCGTTCTTCAAACCAAACGTGCTCGGCTGGAAGATGTCCGTAGATACCTTCACCGACCCGAAGACGCGCTCGACCGCCTGGAGAAACGCGGTGCTGGGCATCACCCTGCCGACGATCGCCCTGGTGCTGCTGCGCCACGCTCTCGAGCGCGAGAAGGACTTCGACTCGATCCCGATCCACATCAGGACCAGGTACTGGATGATCCCGTTGCCCAACGGCGGCTGGTACCAGATGCCGAAGCCTCACGAGTTCGGCCTGGCGTTCGCGACATCGCTCGAGGCGCTCTTCGAGTGGGCACGCCACGAAGATCCCGGGGCGTTCGAGGCGTGGGCGGCGGAGATGTGGCGCAGCATACCGGACCCAACCCCGACGCTGCTGGCCCCCATCATCCAGAACTACGCCAACTGGAGGGGCTACTCCAACACCAAGATCGTCAGCGGGTCACAGGAGCGCCGGCTCCCAGAGGCCCAGTACTACGTCAGCACCTCCAACACCGCCAAGGCCATCGCAGATCTGATGGGTTCACTGCCAGGGCTCAAGGAGATTGAGATGCTGACCTCGCCTGCGAAGGTCGAGAACCTCATCTCTGGGTACGTCCCCGGCCTTGGAACGGAAATCATCGACTGGGCAGAACTCGCTGGCGCCAAGGCGGGGATCACGCCGGAGCGCTACGACCTGAGCCCTGGGACCACCGGCATCGGCAGGGTGTTCCACTACGTCACGCCGTTCAACACCGAGCCGGTGCGTCAGCTCTACGAGCAGTACATGGACGCCGCCAATGCACACGCGACTCTCACGTTCTACACCACCGGCGAGATGCGCGACGAGGTACGGGCCAAGAGGTTCCGCGAGGAGCACGTCGATGCACTCAAGGCCCTTCCGCGGCTGCGCAACACTGTCGAGCAGGTAAACCGCCTCAGGAAGCGCGAGCACGTGGCGGGAGGCGAAGAGAAAGAGCGGCTTCGGGCAGAGGCAGACGCGCTGGCCCGAAGTGCGGTAGGATACCGCCAGCCAATCGGCCTCCAGGGGGTCCGCCCCGGACTGCAGCAGATGTACGGCGCAGGAGGGCGCGGACGTGGACGTAGCAGACCTTCTCCCTGAACTCGGTACAAAAGCTAACGAATTGGAATCCCGCGCCGCCGCCGAAGGCATCAGCATCGCCAAGACATCCGGCGCTCGTGGGTACGGCTACCAGGCAGTGCTCTACGAGACCTGGAGGCGCAACCCAGGCGTGGCGCGCACCAAGTACGGTGTCGTCGCGCAGCCTGCCCCCGTGGGCCTGTCGCGTCACCATCCCTTCTACAACGGCAAAGCCGCAGCCTTCGACGCCGGCATCACCAACGCGAAGGACCGCGCCGACAAGAACGCCAAGCAACAGCGCGTGATCGATCTGGCGCGCGAGATCGGCTTGCGCTGCGGTGCTGACTGGGGCGACCCGGTACACTTCGAGCTGAGCAGCATCGACGGCAAGCCCCTGGATCCGTTCGCGCAGTACAAGTTGCTCGCCGACAAGCTCGACCGCATTGCCGGTAACTTCGTGACCTCAACGCCAGCACTTCCTGGAGGCGCTGGTTGAGTAACGAGCAGGTGCTGCTCGGCCTTCTCGGCCTCGTCATATCGGTCGCGCTGTTCATGGCTGGCAGACTGACGGCGCGGAATACTGACAGCGGCGCGCTGCACCAGGAGGAAGCCGAAGCCATCATCCGCACCACCGCTGAGGCAGTCGGCAGGGCCATTGCCCAGGCGATGCAGGGCACCGCCGGGTCTCTGGACCCGGCGTACTGGGAGCGGATCTTCGACGAGATCAAGCGCCTCATCACGGAGAACATCCGTGGCCAGGGGGCCACGCACGCGAAGATCGATGAGCTTGTGAAGGAGGTCCGTCACGTCAGCGGGAGCACGACATGAAAGCCCCGGATCGGCAAAAAACCAAATGAGCGACGCTGGAGGAAATACCCCCGCACCGTCGTGGTTCGCCGCGGCCATGGAGAACCCTCTGATCCGCAGGCTGCTGCTCACCGCGGCCATCGGCGCGGCCGGCTCTGTCGGCTGGAAGGTGGATGATGCCCACGACCAGGCGATGGTCGAGGCGGCGAGAGAGGCCCAGGAGGAAGAGCTTCGCGCGCGTGTCGATAGGCTCGAAGGCCGGCTCGACGCGATGATGAACCGCGAGGAGTGGGGCCGCTCCCAGGAATACGTGGACAGCCTCAAGGCGGAAGAATCCAAGCAGAGCGCCAGCGCGGCAGTTGTAGAAGCGCTGGACGTGCCGTAACGATTCACTCCCGGAAAGGAGCCCCGCAATGGACACGCTGCAGAGTTCCCTGAGCCCCCAGATGGTTGCGATGCTCGAGCAGTTGGCGCTGCTGTGCGGCATCACCTACGGGGTGACAGAAGCCCTCGGCAAGGCAGTGCCCTGGCTCAAGAAGATCCCGCAGGACACCCTGGCCGTGATGATCGGCCCGCTGGTGGGCATGAGTGGCTTCTACATGGGGCTGATCCAGACATTCAGTGAGGGGGCTACCGGCCCCCGCGCATGGGTAGAGGCCGCGGCGATGGGCTTCATGGGCACTATCGGCGCCGGCATGATTCACGACAAGCTGGCCAACCCGGTCATCCCGTCGAGGGTGAAAGAGCGGATGAGCGAACCAGTGAAGCCGCCAGCAACACCGCCGGCAGCGCCGCCAGAAACACCGCCGTTAGATCCGCCCACGATCCCATGACAGCCCTCCTGCGCTGGCTGTCGCGCAACCCACTGTGGGGCCTGATCCTGGCCCTTGGGGCAGCACTCGGGGTAGCGTCAGCGAGGAGGCGGGCGGCTCAGCGCCGGGCGGCGCAGATGGCCGCTGACGTGACCCGCCTGCGCGCGATGGCAGATGCCAGGCAGAGGCAGCGCGGCATCGACGAGGCGCGCATCCTGGCCGAGAGGGAGGGCGCCATCGCCGAGACCAAGGCCGAAGAGGCCAAGCAGCACGAGCGCGAGGCAGCCGACGCCGCCAAGGAGCGCGAGGGCATCCTCGAGAAGTGGAACGACGACACGGCCGACACGAACGGGACGAAGCCATGATGGCCCTCATGCTGGCCGTCGTGCTGGCCGCCGGGCCTGAAATCTGCCCGCCGGATCCGGATCCAGAGGGGCTGCTCGCCGCCATGAGCATCGCCGCGGCACAGCTCGAGCTGCGGAATGCCGAGGCCGTCGCCGACGCGATCACGGTCATCCGCAGTTACGCCCGCGAGAGGAAGGCCCTCTGCGCGTTGGTGGCTGTTACCAGGGCGCAGCTTGCCGACCAGCAGGCCCTGCGAGAGCGGTGGAAAGAGATCGCCACCCTGGAGGGCCAGGACGCGAAGCAGTGGAAACAGGAGTGGGAGAAGGCCATGAAGGCGTCCACCACGGCCCAGCAAGAGCGGTGGTACGACCGGCTGGGATGCTTCGTCGGGCCGAGCGTCACCATCGGCCTGGATTCAGAGTCTGTTGCCGGGGTTGGGCTCGGCTGCGGGGTTAGCCTGTGGTGAGTCCAGAATGCGGTGCAAGGCCCTTGCTCTATCCCTGATCCTCACATTCGACCCGAGCCCGTCGCCCGGAGTCGATGGGTACGTCTGCCGCACCAGCATGCGGGTCAACGTCATGGTGCCGGCGACGCCTGACTGCCCGGCGCCATGTATGGTCATCGGCCCTCCGCAGCCCATCGCCTGCACCATCCTGGCGAACCAGCCAGGGGGGCCTGCCTTCGGCGTCCACATCGAATCCGCGGTGCCTCTCGGTGGAGTGGTCTGGGGCTGCGTCTATGCCGTGGACTTCGAGGAGGGGGTGTCTGAGTGCGTGGGCGGGCCGTCCTCAACGCCGATCGCCGGGCTGGTCGCCGGCCCCACAGAGGCGTCCAACATCAAGACTCGCACCAGGGAGTTGAGGCGCAAGAGGTCAGGCAGCGGGCTCGGGCCGAAGACCACCTTGCTCACGTGGTAGCGAGGCGCAGGATAGCGTTGCGCAGGTCATCGAGCGCCGGGTCGTGCCACTTCATGACCATGATCTCCACCTCGTTGATGTCTGAGCCGTATTCGGCCGGCCAGTAGAGTCCCGCGACGTGCTTGTCACCGCCCTCGGACTTGTAGAATAGCGCGTCCTCGACCGCCTTCTGGACGTTGCCTGGGTCTGGCGAGCGCATGTTGACGAACGAGCAGGCCGTGATCACCATCACCGGCGCCCTCCTGGTGGCGACCAGGGGCAGCCGCATCCCCACCATCTTCGCGCTCTGAGCCACGTCCTGCTTGAACTTGAAGTACCTGGCGGCCGACTTGCTCCACTTGCTGTCGCGAGTCATGCGCACGTAGCCTACCGGCTCACGCACGACGAAGATGCTGTGGCTCACGCCGCCCCACCAGGCTTGGCCCCCAGATCCCGGTAGTACCCCTCGAGCGTCGGTGGGCACCGGCGCTTACCGCGCTCCACCACGCTGATGAACGACTCGGTGTAGCCGGTGGCCTTCGCCACGTCGATCATCTTGAGCCCGGCGCGGATCCGCGTGCGCCGGAACCATGGGTAGTGGATACGGGTGAGGATGGATCTGCAGTGTGGACACCGTGTTCGGGTCAGTTGCGGCGCTGGCATGCTGCAGAAGAATACGCCGACTTGACACTCAGGTCAAGGATGACGGCCCCCTCAAGAGGGTAAATTATTCTCTTGCTCCAGGGAGGCGACCAGGAGCGGTGCGCCGTCCCGCTCGATCATCTGCAGCTTGATGTGGAACCGTGCGCCGGCGATCTCGCGGCAGGGGACCTCGATGCGCTGGCCCGGCGCGCTCCTGACCATCCAGTAGAGCAGGGCGTACATGTCGGCAGGGACGACGTCCCTCATGGGCGCTTCACCCAGACCTCGCAGTCACCAAGCTCCGTGGGCTCATGGGTGAGTGTGAACTCCTTGCGCTCCAGGATGTTCCGCATCTTCCCGAGTGGGGTCGGGACCTTCACGGTCAGGCCAGCCGCCAGGATGGCATTGAAGAGGGCCGACAGATCCCCGCGCCCCTCGTCCCTCGTGGCGATGAATGACACGTAGATCGCGCCGTCGCGCTCCCACAGCCAGCCGCCGTATTTGTCCGACGTGAACCCGAAGCGCTTACCCGCCTCTGAATCCAGGCCGATGTACCCAGGCTCGTCACATCGGTTCACCAGGTCATCCATCACGCCCCCTTCGTTGGCTTGGCCATCCTCATCTGCTCGGCCCGAATCTCCGCCACCATAAAGTCCCACGACAGGTATCCCTTCGCCTGCGCGATGAGGTCCATGGCCGTGACGCACCACTCCCGCGCGCGGCACTTCGGGCACGTCCTTTGATGCTGCTGCGAGGGCGTCGGGCGACCTGTCACTCGGTCAAGTCTCATCGGGACCTGCTGGCTCGTAAGTCATCCTGAAAATCTCGTCTTTACATGGGTAGAACTCGCCCCTCACGCCGCGGATGATCCAGTCGCCAGGATTAGCCCGATGGTCTCCCTCAAGCGTCGGGATCATCATCGACAGCGTGCCCGCTGGCGAGTACGCCATCTCAGGGTGTCCCGCGTGACTCTCAATCCACGAGACGACCTCCGGGTAGTTGTGCCCGTCAAATTGCATCGCTTCGATCACGACGGGCCTCTTGCGAAACTTCGCAGCCATCCCTTCCTCCTGTTGCGGCCGGAGCCGCGCGGTTACTCAAGTGAAAGTGGACGAGACTCCTCTGGGCAGTCGGAGCGGTCCACGTTTGCCTCATGGCACGGACAATCGCATTCTCTCGGTAGCGGACCATCGTCAGGGGCGAATGGTCTCCCACAGACGCAATACCAGATGTCACCCTTCACTCGCTCCCCTTCCCCCCGCCATCAGCGGCGGCCTGCAATGCGATCCAGTCCTGCACCGCCTTCGCTGCGGCCTCGTACACACTCGACACCTGCATGTCGTCCTCCTGTCCCGGCCTGTAGGCGTGCCAGATGTTGTTGCGGAGGTGCCGTGGAATACGGAACCAGTGGTATCTGCATCCCCACATGGCTGGAGGGACCTGAACGACGCATCCGGGCCAGTGACAGTGATGTTTGCGCGACTGCGATGCGCTGCGAACGTGTGCGGCCTTGTTCATCTCGCGCCCCCGCACCGGAACCACCGCCCCCGCGCCGTCCACGTCGGTCCCGCGTCACCTCGTGAGCGCCGGTCGTACTGACTCAGATGCACGGTGTCCGCCCCCCTCTCCTTGGCACGCGCAGCCAGCTCGCGCAGCGCCACGACCATCGACTCGATGGACGCGCCCTCGACAATCTTCCCGGGGGCGCACGCAGGCCGCGGCGCGGACTGCAGGTAGATGGCCACGCCATCGACGCCGCACGGGGCGTCGGTCTGCGGGGGCGAGCTATACCAGTGGCCGCAGAGCTGCGAGACGGTCAGCGCGAGAGCGGTCATGACGGTAGGCAATGTTGCTCCTCCACTTTGCGCTCCACGACGCAAATGGTGTCGTTGTGTGCCGCCCCGTGGCAGACCAGCAAGATCTCCTCCTGAGCGAACCCGCGCTTAATCCCCATCCCAACACTATTCCACCCGAAGGAGATGACGATGCCATCGAACTCAATGAGCGGAGCGAGAAGATCGCGCACGGACGAGTAAAGGGCCGCGTTCTGTGTGTCGATGCCGGATACATTTCTCCCGATGGCCTTGTAGCACTCGGAGATGTGGCGCGGAGAGTAGGGCGGGTCCATCAGTGCGCCGGCAAAACTACGCCCAGCCATCGCCGCCAGAAACTCTCTCGCGTCCAGCGTGAACTCTGTTCCGTGGGCCGGGTCAATGTCGTTGCGTACCGTTGTCATCAGAGAGCCGCGGGCAAATGGGTCCAGGGTGTCGCCTGCCGGTAGCCATCGCTCGATCAGGAACCGTATCGGCGGGATCGAGAACGTGGCCGCACTCGGCATTGCCCACGTCCGAGATAGAATCATCGTGCCCCCCGAGGCTGCGAGACGGTGAGGGCGGCGGCGGCGAGGAGGATCATCGTCCGGGGTCCTCACCGCCGTTGCACGCGAAGCAGATTCCATCGGCAAATTGCATCGGCTTCCCGCACTGAGCACAATGCCATCGGGTCTCCTGGGGCCACTCCTCAGGATGGAAGTGCTGCGAGCGCGGCATGTCGCATCGTTCGCATGGCCCCTCCCGCCGCGCCTCGGAATCTTCGTGCTCGCGCTCGCGGCGCGCGTCCTCGCGGATCTCCTCAAGTGTCACGTCGTTCAGGCGCTTACCCATCTACCCCCTCCTTCGCCATCTCGCGGCGCACGGCGGCGAGGCAACGGCTCTCATGTTCCCATTTGCCACAGCAGCACGTCCCCTGATGGTCCATTAGGTTTTCGCAGATGGGGCTGTGCCCGCTGCGCCATTCGTGGCGACACGACTCGACTGCCGCTCGCATCTCGGGGGTCATGAAGGTTTCACTCCTTTAATTGTCCTTGTTGTGTCCCCCTCGGCCGCGGTGATATCGGTCCCGAAGTGGTCCGCGACCTCCTGTAGCTCACCGACCATCGTGAGGGCACCGCGTCCGGGATGCTGTGCGGCGATGGAGCGGAGAATGCTCCCAAGGGTCCTGCGAGACTTAGCCTCACAGAACTTCTCCGCCCAGTTGCTCGCCCATATCCCGAGAATGCGCAGCTCGTGCCAGTTGATAGCGATGGTCACGTCGTCAGCGATATTCATCGGCACGCCATCAGTGCCGCACACGGGACAGGCGTTCACCCCGGTAATCTGCGCCTCGGTGAACTCCGAACGGCAGTCGGTGCAACGCGCGGTCGCGTTCATCGCCTCGGCCTCATTGCGCTGGTGCGCGGCCAACACTGAGGGACCTTGGTTCCGTCATTGGCGTACTCGAAGTCGAGATGATCTCCAATGTGGCCACTGCGACGAGCGCACCTACGCTTACGACTGAAACCGCTCTGAGGGTGAATCCACGTCACGGCTCTACACACCGCGCGCCGACGGGGCGTGGGCTTGGTCATCGCGCCTCCTTGCCGATGCCGGGGCAGGACACCTCTGGGGCTCCGTCCTCGTCGGACACCGGCCATGTGCCTATACACCCCTCACAATGCCGCACCGGCTCGGCGCTGGAGGGCTCGTCCCTCTTCCGCATCGCCCACAGCCCCCTGCCGCCGGGGTCTCCGAAGCGGTCGAGGGCATCGGGACATGTAGCGCCGCAATCCTCACACGATACATAATTCGTCGAGGCTGGCTGCATGAAGCGGCGAGTCCTTGTGTGCTGACATAGTGCCGTGCCTGCCACGTCCTCCCGCTGCTCCCGCCGGGGGAGGGCGAAGAGGGGGATGTCCGTCGCGCACATCTCCCCGTACTCCTGATTCGGCGTGTTCGGGTAGGCCGTCAACGGGTCCTCATCACTGCCAGGGCACAAGAACGCATCCGGCGCCGCAGCCTCGAACGCGTGCAGGGCATCCTCCAGCACTTCCAGCGAGCCATTGCAGCCCACTTCGCCCACGGCCTCCCACGCCGCCTCGAGAAGTCGATCCAGCGCCGTCTTCGTCTCTGGCATCATCTCACCATGTAGAGCGCGTCCTTGATATGATGGAGCGCGGCGATCAGCAGGTTCCATTTGCAGATGTGCGGGTCGGTATGGACCTTCGAGTCCATTGTGGACCCCTGCATCCTGCCTTCGTTGAAGTGAATCGGGGCCTCACAGACCTCACACTTCATGATGGGAACTCGCGGACACGGAGATCCTCGGGCCACTCGGATGGGTCGCCTCCCTTGCGGTCCTTGAGCGCGAGAACTTGCCGTCTGGGCTCGGCCCCTCCTGGATCGTGCCAGCGGCGATGCTTCGCGGCGCACAACTCGGAGAACACGTCTTCCTCGCGCACGTCTAGGATGGGCCGCGCCCCGAGCTGCTTCACGAAACACGCGACTTGAGCCTCCCGGCACTGGCGCACCGCGCTGCGGATCCACGCCACGTCGCACGGGCGCGCCCCTGGGCCGGACTCGCCCCCGACGATCACGAGGTCGAGCAGGGACACATCGGGGCCATTGCGACAGTCGTAGATGGTGTGCGGGCAGTTGCTGTTCTCACAAATGCCGTGCCACTTCTTGAAGTCCACCGGCCCGAGAGCAGGTTCATAGGAGACGAAGTGCTTCGCCGCCGGGGTCTCGAGCAGAAACGGGATCCGCTCGTCGGCCGTCGCCTGGTCCTCAACACTGACCCCGAGCCAGACGTTCGGGAGCGGCCACTCCGGCCACGCGCCCATGACGCCAACCCGTTCCGCGCGGTTCAGGGCCAGTCCGATTCTGTGCGCGCCCTTGGCCGCGCGCGACTGCTCACGGAACGCCTGATACAGGGGGAGGCGCGCCGCGTCCCATCGGTCGCTGTTGAGCATCCCGCGCGACCACGCGAGCATCCGCCGCGGGCGCTTCGTGAGCACCTGGAAGGTGTGCTGGCGCGCGTACCACATCGTGACGAACACGCGGTCGATCTCGACGTCCGACACCCCCTCGTGGAACAGGTCGCTCATCGAGTTCACGAAGATCTTCTGCGGCTTTCTCCAGCGCAACGGTTCCTCGAGCTTCTCCGGGATAAGGGCGACCTTGCCGGTCCAGCGTGGACCTGACGGAGTCATACGCACCAGCCCTTCATACGGTTGACCTGGGCCAGAGAAGCGGTAGGCTTGCCGCTCTGCGTAGCAGCCACCGGCGTTGCCAGGCCCACCGCAGCCAGCCGACACGCGAGAACAGCCGCGCACGACGTTCCAGACTTTGTCTGTCCATTCAATCGCGGAATCGGCCACGAGGATCTCCGGTGTTATGTCCTGTGACGAATCGCCGTGAGCGTCCGTATGGGTCGAACCTGGGGTTCTTGGCCCCTGCGCTCCTATTCACGTGACCTCGCGCACCTCGACCTTGCTGCACTTGTAGCACTCCCGCTGCTGGCGCCACACGACGAACTCCTGGCCCTCCGGTGGCGCAACGACGCGCCCCATGATGAACTTGCTGATTTTCTTGGACTCCGGCTTGCTCCATCTGCTCCAGGCATGAAACAGCCAGCATGATCCTCGCGCTGGTGGCGTGGGCACCGCAGGCTCGCTCATCGCTCGTCTTTCGGCAGGCTCCGCTGCGACGGCGCGCAGCGACATCCCTTGAGGTTGTCACGGACCCATGTGGTCTCGCGCCGCTCCACTGTCATGCCCTGGCGGATCAGGCGCGCCGTGAAGCGCGCGCTCTCGGCCCTGTCGCTCTCGTCATCCACGCAGGCTGCCACGACGCACCCGCACGGCTTGCGCCCGATGTAGGCATGGGTGGCGGCCATCATGTCCACCAGGCGCGCAGCGACATCGAGAACCACCCCAGGAATGCGGTCAGGTCTTTCTCGTTGGCGATGGCCTTCATGATGCCTCGGCCGGTGTGATGGCTGCTCGCCGCGCACTTCTTGGCGAACCGTCTGACCTGCCGGTAGCGCCACTTCGTCTCGGGCGTAGCCTCTCCCCCCAATGTCGGGTATTCGAGGGCGTACATCTCATCGAGACGGTGAAGGATCCAGTTGGCCTGCGCCTCCTCCTTGTAGTGATTCGCCTTCGTGTCTTTCGGCCACTCCACGCGCCTGGACTCGGGCCAGATGGCGAGCAGTTCAGTCCAGTCCCATCCGTGGAACTTCAGGTCCTTACGCGGCTTCGCGGCCATCAAGTATCCTGCCTTCTCGCTTCGGCCTTCGCCAGCCGGCGGCTCCGCCTGCTCATCCGGCTCTTGACGTACTTGCCCACACCTGAGCCCCAGTGGTAGAAGCGGCGCCACCGGCCGACCCAGTCGTACTCCCGGCCGCCCTTGAGTTGCTGGCGGTGCCCACGGCGGCTCACGGCTTGACGTTGATGAATGGAATCGCGCCGCCGCCCGTCACGGTGGGGAGCACGCCGTTCCACTTCTCGATCGCCGCCTTCTGGTTCTCGACCTCGCGCAGGCGAATCAGCTCGGGCGTGACTTCCTGCTTCTGGACCTTGAGCGCTTCGGCCTGCCCGCGCGCCTCGACAACGCGCTGCTCTGCCTCTGTCTTGATCCGCTCGAGATCCCGGACAGCCTTGAGGGCGTGCTGCTCGGCCGTCTGCTTGGCCTCGATGGCGCTGTTGAACTCCTCGGAGAAGTCGAAGTCCGTGATGCTGATGTCGGCTACGTTCAGGCCGTACTCGCCCATGTCCGCGCGCAGCTTCTCGGCCATCGCGGCGCTGACCTCGGGCCGCTTCTGGATCAGATCCTCGGCGGTGTAGCGAGCCGTGACGCTCTTGAAGGCTTCGCGGATGGCTGGCTCGATGATGCGGGACTCCCATTCACCACCGATGGTCTCGTAGACGGAGGCCACGCGATCGGGCTGGACGTTGTAGTTCAGCGCGATTTCCGAGTGGATGATCTGGAGGTCCTTACTGGAGGCGTCCGACTCCGTGAGCATCTTGCGGACGCGCACGTCGATGGTGCGCCGGGCCTCGATGAGCGGCAGCTTGATGTTGAGCCCCGGCTCGGCAATCCGGTTGACCTTCCCGAAGCGCAGGATCACTGTGCGCTCGCCGGCATCCACGGTGAACAGCGACCCGAACAGGACGA